GGTAAGCCGTAAAATGCCAACTCTCTGATTTGATCCCACTCCGCTAATCTCTTACTCATCTGTATTCTCCCTAATGATCATTTCTGCTAGTGCCTTAATGCTTTCTAATTCATGTTCTTTTTGTGATAATAAAGTCTGCTCGCTTTTTATTATATCTGCAATGTGAATTATGCGTCTTGCCGCTTTTCTTGTAGTTTCTCTGCTCAATTTACCTGCTCCTTTTTTTATAGTATTTCCATATCTAAAAACATGCCCAAACTTTCCTGCAAACGACCCTTTGCAATTTCAACGTATTCTGGGTTTAGCTCACACAGAATAGCATTTCGATTTAAGTTGTTTGAAACCTGTGCCGTTGTTCCTGACCCACCAAATGGATCTAGGACTGTGCCACCCTCTGGGCATCCTGCCAGAATACAAGGCTTAATAAGCTCTGGTGGGTAGGTTGCAAAGTGTGCCTCCCTGTAAGCTACAGGAGATACTGACCAGACAGAGCGTTTATTTTTTGTCTCGTAAGATTTTTCAAGTCCACTGTGTGGCTGTAAACCAGTTCCCTCATTGTGATATTTCCCACTTGACCTATCTCTTGTACCCCAATCCTGCTTAACTTTTTCTTTAATAGCCTCATTGTCATAATAATATTTTGGAGACTTGCTTAGTAGAAATATATATTCGTGGGATTTTGTGCATCTGTCCTGAACACTTTCTGGCATTGGGTTTGGCTTGTGCCAGATAATATCCTGACGCAAGTACCAGCCATCAGCTTGCAGTGCAAAGGCCACACGCCAAGGAATACCAATCAGGTCTTTTTCTTTTATACCTTTACTTGGTTTTGGCCTTGTTACTCCGTATTCATTATCGCCACGCAAAGATTGATTAGTCGTAGTCTTCCTACCTCCACTTGAGTAACTGTCACCAAGGTTTAGCCACACTGTGCCATCGTCACGCAGAACACGCCTAACCTCACGAAATAACTTTACCAGATTTTCTGTAAACTGCTCTGGCGTTTCCTCCAAACCAAGTTGCTCATCTGTACCGTAGTCTCTTAGACCCCAGTAAGGTGGTGAAGTCACACAAGTGTTCACAGACTTTTCTGGTAAGTCTCTTAACCTGTCGAGGCAATTTCCCTGTAATATTTTTATTGAACTCATTTTATCCATCCAATCTGAGGTGGCTTTGTTGAACCTGTTTCCCACACAAACCAGGCAAGACACATCATGCCACCCTTGTAGGATTGACCATCTTTTAGCAACGATAGCCTTCTTGAAAATACCCAAACCCTTACTGGTGGGTGACGCTGAAAAAACTCTTCTCTAGCAACACCCTCCAAGAATGTTATTTTTAAAAGTAGGGCAGTTTTATATCTAGCTATTGATTGAGCATGTTCTGCCATCAGCAGAGACATCTTTGCATAAGGTGGATTGGTAATTATATTGTCTCTCTTCTCACGCTCAAATAAGAAGTCTCTTTTAGGAATGCCGTAGCCACGATCAACCAGATCAGAACTTTCCACAGTGTAGCCACGTTCTATTAGCCTCTTGCTGATGTGACCTTCACCACAACAAGGTTCAAATATATTCCCTTTAAAAGATTCAACAGACAGCAATGCGTCAGTGGCTTCGGGTGGCGTGGCATAATAGTCATCCTTCTGCCTATCGCCACGCACATTAAAGCCAACTGTCTTCATTGCTATTTCAACACTCATCAGAACGACCTGATGAGTATTTCAATGACAATGCTTGCTATGACAAATCCCAGTATTGAAATAGTCATTTAAGCCGCCATGTTCTGACTGTATCCGTAGATACGAGCAGACATAGATTTGGTAACTCTTGTGTGAGCCTTAATGAACTGACGTGTTAGTTTTTCACGCACAGCCTTCATGTCAAGGGTCTCACGATCAGATTCAGAAACCACCACATAGTGCTGGTCACCAGAATAAGTGCCAGCACCAGATTCTTTTAGAGAGTTGGTTAACTCTTTTTCACGTTTTGCTAATTTAGAAATTTCTGCTTTAATTTCTGCTAATTCGTTTACAATCTTTTCCATTTTTGTTTCTCCCAAAATAAATGAATGAGAAACAGCTAACATGTATTTGATAGTAAAGCAATAGCAAAAACTATTTTATTTATTTTCATTAATCCTCTTGTATATGCTAGTCTTTGCTACTATATATTATATATCAACAGGGAGAACAAAATGGTACATTACGCAAAATTTAGTTACAAGACAGCTTCATTAGCCTCTGATTTTGGTTTTGATTTAGCTGTTAAGTGGTTTGGCAAAGAGGAAATAGACGCACTTCCTAAATTTAAAAAAGGAAAAAAAGTAGGTAAAACAAAAGGCTCTATCCTTTGGAAAAAAGTTTTTAAAGGTGGCTGGGTTAAAACTGGGAGCTACGATTTTGAAACTGAAACTGCAAGCGGTTACGTTGAGCAAAGAGTTAATCAGATTATAGGTAAGTGTTTATTAATTGAATCTTGGGGTGGACTTCCAGAAATTATAAAAACTGAAGGTGATTTAGATTCATCCACACAGGAAGAAATTTCAGATTACTTACAATGCTCATGGATATAATAATAAAGTAAAGGCGATCTTCGGGTCGCCTTTTTTATTAAATAACTCCAGCAGAATCTAATGCCACCAATACAAATAATATATTCATAATTGTAATTGTAATCATCTTAACCTCCTAGTTAGACAGTGGATTATCGAGTGCCTCTTGAATCCTCTCGTTTAATTGATCCTCAAGTTTACCCATATCAGCCTCAACATTATTTACAGTTTCTCGCATGGTATCCCTGACATCTTTTTCGCTTTCCCTGATGAGACCCTCCACCTCCCTGATTGAAGTGGTGACATCTTTCTGCACTTGGTTCATCTCATTAAGGACGTCTTCGAGTACAGAATCTATTGAGTTCTGTGTTTCTTTTATGCCGTCATTTGATTTGGTAATCTTAGCGTCCATACGATCTATCATGACCTCTAGCTTCATCAAATCATCTCTGAGCTGGTTTTTGATATCTCTGGTGTAAACAATCGCATCTTCGAGCTTACTTATGGTTAATTCATTCTCCGAGGATATTTTTTCATAGTCGATGGTCTGGATAATTTCCTTCATGTCCATATAGTCTTTATAAAACTCAAAGCCGCCCCAAAGACCGCCACCGAGTGCCGAAACGATTGGCACTAGTAACATCAGTCTACCGCCTTTTATTGTGGCTCCACCAATTTCTACCTCTGCCATAATCTTCTCCTAATCTTCAAACGATAAGTCATTACCAAGCTCACGCAACCTATCAATCTCCTGTTGCAGTCTAGTCAATTCCAACTGCTTTAATTTTAATTCTAGCTCATAGAGCCTGTTGCAATCAATCCGAGAGCCTTTATTCCTTCTTCCAAGTGGGATTGTCAAAGTTGCAAAAACACCAATATCTCCTGTCTTTTTATTGCTTTCTATTGTGCCGCCTTGAATCAGACTTGTAAGACCCACGGACAAATTAGTCGCGCTGCCCAGTGCCGATGAACAATCCAGCTCACCTGCTCTAAAAGAGTCAGATTGAAAATTATTACCCATATTCGGTAGGGATAAGCTAAGAGAGTTAGACGCACTATCTGCAAAAACACTTACAACACTGCAAACTGTTATTGATATTAGAAAAATAATAAATAAACATATTTTCATTTATTTGACTTTTGAGCAAATCCTCGAAGTAATTATGGTTCTTCGCCCTTCTCCCTTAAAAGATTTAGAGCTGGTGCAGATATATGACACCCTTTCTAAGTCTACATTTCGTATATATACCTCGAACGGATATTTTTTTGTATGCTTTACCTTAATTAGTTTTTGCATTGACGCGAATGGTATTTCTTTCCAATCTCCTGTAAATACGCCAATCTGATAATATGAAGCATCATCACGCCTATTCCACAGAAGCATCTTTGTTACAGAAACGCCTTTAATATGAGAATATCCAAATTTTGGATATGCAGGTGTCATCTCATGCGCTTGAGCTTGAAACCCAAGCAACATAAACATTAATACTACTTTGCTATACATTCAGCAACTATTTGGGCTGTATAAGAGCCGCTAGGAAAAGCTCGGTTATATCCATATGAAGCAGATGAAGCTACTGTAAAAAATGTTGTTCCTGCCAAGGTCATGTCAAAGGTTGTCGTATTGCCCACAAGGGTCTTGCCAGTTTCATACGCGCTCATACCCGATGCTGAACCACTGGTGTAGACAGAGCTTCCAGTCCACGAAATCGTGTCAGACAGGGAGGGAGATGAGCTGAAACTGTTTGGATGAGTAATAGTAACACGGTACTTGTCTGCTGTTCCAATTGTCGTCTTTATCACTGCTGGCTGACCCCCTTCGGCTGGCGTTGTTGAGAGCTTCCATATGTTTGGCACTCCATAGCGTCCTGGAGTAGTTGTGACTATTGAGCAACTTGCCTGAACTGTTCCTGTGATTGGCGAATTGACTGCCCAAGCGTAACTAGTTGAAAGCAAAAATATTAAAGGTGTTATTTTTTTAATCATGTTATCTCCGTTTGTTTAGTCGTCATATTGTGAACGAACCATACTTCTGTGGACGCTGTCCTGAGCTAAACTCCTGTAAGCCCTGACGTTGTCTTTAATTTCACCGCCATCTATCTTTAAAACATCTTCATAGACACCACCATCTATATCAAGATTTAAATATAATTCAAGTTTTCCAACAGATATCAATTGTTGCAACATTGCCAATTGCTGTACAGGATCGGCTATTTTCTCTGTTACACCTCTTACGGATAGTATCTCTTCGATAGTCAGATCCTCGCTCTTTTCCTCTGCCTCAGTTTCTTCAACTTCAAGCTCCTCTAACTCTGCCTGTTCATCAAGTCCTATTTGCACCCATTCGTTATAATAAGGGTCGTCTACGTTTCCTCCCGAAAGCAAATCGTTATCCAGTAAATATTGATAAACAGCGTCCTTGTAATTAGGACAGCTTGGGTCGTTGAGTGGTGTGTCGCAGGGGTCAAACTTATAGTGGTATAATATTATAACATCTGAGAGAGACCCATCCCCAGTAACTTTTATTTCACCGTCACCAAAGAGAGTGCCAAGGGTAGAAGCCATTGGGTCATATTTAATCTTTGTGCCGCTGGGCAAGTTGTTCCAGTCGTCTACATACTCATAGACATTTTCATTACTGCCGACTTTTTTATTTGTAATCGAGACAGTTGAATCTGTTGTTGGATTTTTGGTTATTGTGTACTTGTGGAACACACCCTCGATTGTCAGATTATTTTGAGCTGGGAGTAGGTTATTCATTACCCATGTATGTGCATCTGAAGCCGCGTTCTTTGTGTTACCGTATACGTTCTCAGAGTAACAGTAGTAAGGCCAAGAAAAGACCGCCAATGCCAGCAGCCCCACGAGCTGTCGCCTTATCGTCTTCATCCCATTCCTCCTTCTTACCTGCAACATAACCAGGCACTAAATGTGGATTGTTTTCCCACTCTATCCTTGCTTCTTCACCGACTTTCCCATTGATTGGGCAAAAAGTTCCTGCATCTTTCATCGATTCCCAGATTCTTTTATCTTGGCACATTATGGCTACCGCAGAAATCTTGAGACCCATGTCGAACATCCGTGCAGCATTTTTTAATCGTTCACAGTTCAAGTCTCTGATTGTTGTGCCACCACTAATGCCGAGTATCTGTGTCTGTATGCTTCCACCAGCAGGTATATGACAAGTATCTGAACTTGACGAACTTATACTGGGCGTTATAGCGGATGGTGGTGGCGACTTAACTGTGGTCGTACTATTTATATTAGAGTTGTTTGTGGAGTTTGTGTTGCTGTTTGTCTCGATACAATTACTGTTTGTAGAGCTGTCACAGCCCTCTTCTGCAAATGCCATTGGAACTAATACTATTAAAAATAAACATATTAAAAAAGCCCAAGTTATATAGAGAAAAGATTTTTTCATGTTTTAATCCTTATTGGCAAACGCTGACCCTGTCAGGATAGCACCAAATGCCAGATGAAACAATCCACCGCCCAATAACGTGAATGGCTCGTGTTGCCCTGTTAGCTTTTTCATCAGCTCCATTTGAACCATAGGTTCTGACGTAGCGTTAATAATATCCATAAATTGAGAGATGTCTGGTCTATTTAACCCCCACCACACTGGGCAGAACAAGAAGTCATAAAAGCAAATTAATAAGTAAAATATGAGTGCAGTCCACCTCCAAGTCAGCGTGGACTTCTGTTGAGCTGTAAGTTGTTTGCTCATTTAAATACAGGGTGGTGTACACATCGCTCTATCTACACCGTAGAAAATTACAGCAATAAATATAGCTATTCCCAACCCTATCCATATCCATTTGTTTTTCATTTCTTACTCCAAGTACAGAAAGGCTCTCCTAACTTCAAAGGGCAATCCGCTGTAAAGCCTGTACATCCAGAAAGCAACAAACATATAATAAGAACTTTTTTCAAAAGATCTTTAACCCCTTTTACTAACAGCCTCTCTTTGAACGTCTATACGTTCTCGATTAACTTCACTTCTTTCATCTGCAATTTCTTCTTGCAACTCTAATCTAGCAGCGTCGGTAACAGCAGATTGTTGTAACTTCGCACGATCTAAATCTTGAGAAGCCTTATCAGATTCCGTTAATCTTTTTTCAGCTTTTTGTTTTAAATCTAATTCCTGCATTCTAATCTGCACTAATGGATCTGACATGGCGTCTTCTCCTTGAGGAACCAACATTGGAATTAATTCATCCATTAACTTAGACTCTTGCATAGAAATTAACTTTTCTAACTGCACTGGGTCTTGCATGTTTCTTTCAACGTCTTGAATATTTTGTTGAGCAGCAACAGGATCGATAGCACCACTTTGTGCTGCAATTCTTGCTTGTTCAATTATATCTTGCACTTCTTTCATAACCATTTGTCTAGCTTTTTGCGACAAGTGTTCTAAGACATGGGCGTAAAAAACACCCATTACTTGAGGAGAGGTTGTTACCAGTGGTGTTTTCATAAATGAAACATGTACTTTTATATGAGCATCATGATCTTGATCAGGGAATGATTGCAATAACTCACCCATTAAAGCACGAGCGTTCTCTATTAAAGGATCTAACGGCTGTGGTTTTGGCGGAGGAGGTAGTATCTCATCAATGTTTTGTACTTCAAGAGCCTGATACATTCTTCTAAATGCCGCATGAACATTATGTATTTGAGGATTGGTTTGAGCTAACTGTAATTGCGTTTGAGCTAACGTAACTCTTTGAGCCATTGAAAAAATGTTTGGATCACTAACGGGAACTACGTCTACCCTATTATCAAAGTCTTTTGCCATTATAGTTTTTGGCGACCCAGCTACATCATAAGGGTATTCTTGAGGAAGATTCTCTGAAAATATACGAGCAAGAATACGAAATTCTGTTTTTTGTGAATAATGAAGTCTCTTATGAATTGCAGACATCACTTTCATGCCACGCTCTAACATAGCAACTGTGGTGCCTACAGGAGCCTCCTGACTCATGTTACTAACCTGTTGGTCTGCGAGTGAAATAAATCTTCTACCGCCATCCACTAAGGCCGCTAGAAGCTGTGCTAACGTTCCTGAAGGTTCTTTGTATGGTAGAGGTATTATTGAATCACGAATACTACCTCCTGGTGCATCTATGTCCCGCCACTCGCCCGGTTGCAAAGGCTCGTCATCATTGCGAACCCTCACTCCCCTAGCCTTAAACCCAGCAGGGAGGTTAGCTAGAGTTCCTGCGTCTATTAACTGACGTAGAATACTCGTAGCCGCTCGGCCTAGGCCCCCAATCATATGTATAATACCAAAGCCATAAAACCCAAGACCAGGCATAAACTTGTAATGTACAAAGTATTGACGTTTTTTTGCTAGATCAGAGTTCTCTTTAAAGTTTCTTCGAATAGAAAGTACTGAACCAGATCCTTCATCAATAGTAACAATGTATGGAAGTTGAATACCTGTGGTCTCTCCGTCTGGAGACATGTCTTCAAATCCTTCAATATCTAAATCAACATGCATTTCTAAAATGGTATAGACATCATCAACATAGGTTTTAGAAGTACCTTGAATCTCATTTACTTTTTCTTGAACAGGGTTCTCTTCAGCATCTGTTGTTGACAGTTCAATGTCTTTGTACATTCCTGCAACTTGCATCTTCCTTAACTCATTATACTCCATGCGTAATACATGCGTAACTCTAGAACTGGTATTTAAATCTGTTGCAGCATAAGGAACAACTAAGTCTTGCGCTGGAACAAACTTTGAAACAGCACGTTGTTTAGACTCATCAAAATATACTTTCTTAAAAGTAGAACCAGATAGCGGTAAATAAAAAAGAAGTTGATCCATGTCTGGGTCGTATTCTTCCATGATCTCCGTAATCTGATAGTTCATAAAGTCTTTAACTCTAGAAGCCTGTTCTTCTCTATCTGGATCTTGCAATCCTAAAAGCTGTGATTGAACAGGGCCTCCGGCTGGCAGAAGTTCTTTATATGCCTGCGCTTGAAACTGTGTAACTGATTCCATAATTAATGGATGCGTGACTCCAGAAGCACCCGCAAAGGGTTCTGAGCGTTCTGAATAGTTAATTCCTAATTGATCTAAACCTTTGGTATATGTCTCTTCCCAATCAGACCTAGACTCTAAGTCGTCGTTATAAGCTGAACGTAGTTCAGAAGACAACTCATCAAGGTAGCCCTTATCTAAATGTTCTGCTAAATTGTCCTCATGCAAAATTTCTTCTTCTTGATTGATCATTTCTGATAGAGCAGTTATAATTGCTCCTCCTTGACCATCCTCAAGAACTTCAGCCCCTTGATCAAAATTCATTGGTTCGTTTACAGATACTTCTACGTCTGGAAGACCAGCTGTATCCCCTGGTACTAAGCCAGCATCTACAAGTGATCCCATTGGTTGTGGTGGTAAAGCCATTAATAATACTCCCGTGTTCTGGGTCTCCATTGATCGTCATAGTCATCTTCGCCGTCAAGAGAAATGAAACCTCCTTGACGAAAACGCATTAGTGCTAAAGTCATACTATCACAAAAATCGTCATAGTCACCATTAGGAAACGAAGAAACCTCTTCAATCACTTCGTCTGCGAATTTTTTGTCCTTTGGTGCCCATACAACTCCCGCTTCAAACAAAGGTGCAACCATATGCATTCTCGTCACCTTATCACGTCCTTTGCCCGGTGAGAACCCCAAAGCTGGTATTCCCCGTAAACGTAGTTCATCTATCAAAGGTGTACCAGTTGCTTTTGCCTCCACTAAAACCATGTCAGGCTCCCAATAATCGTGTTCTTCGTAGGCAACTTCCTTTAATTCAGGAAAACTCCACCGCCCACGCTGGGCATCCATCAAAATTATGTGGTCTGGTCCCCCATCTTCTGGATTAAAGATGCCCCATGTGGTAATTGCGCTGTAATCCGCAGTTTCTTTCTTGCTAAACGCTGTATCGTAGGACTGTAGTATGTATTTTACAGGCGGAATCTTCTCTTTTTCCCAATCTTGCCACCAAATCCGCTTAATAATTGCACTTTCCGTGGATGTAGGCTGTTGTTGCCACTGTGCAGACCACTTACCTACAGGTAATGACGCCTTAATAGACAACAATGCGTCTTTTTTCCAAAATTCAGGCCATAATGGTTTGTCTGATGGCATAATTGCAGGAAATTCTACCACTTCCCACTGATCCGACATGACATCGTTGCCCTGTGCAGCCAATAAACGGCCTGTCAAGTCCTTTTTTCCCCATCGAGTCATAACAATGATGATAGAACCACCAGGTTGAAGCCTCTGACGAGGTCCAGAAGTGTACCATTCATAGGCATGATCGAATGCATTCTCACTTAAAGCGTCTTGTTCCGAGTGTGGGTCATCAATTACAAACAAATCCGCACCACGACCAGTCACCGCAGCACCTACACCCGCCGCAAAGTACTCACCACCCTTGTCCGTTTGCCATTTTCCAGCGCCCTTGTTGTCTTCTTTCAGGTTAGTTGTTGGAAATATCTCTTTATATTGTGGGTCATCAATAAGATCTCGAACCTTGCGTCCAAATCTAACAGCCAGCTCTGTATTGTGCGTTGCCTGAATGATCTTTAACTTAGGATTACGTCCCAAGAACCATGCTGGCATAAGGTATGATGCAAATTCAGACTTAGAGTGACGTGGGGGCATATTGATGATAAGGCGTTTTAATTCACCACGCGCCACACGTTCTAACTTTTCTGCAATAATCCTGTGATGCTGCCCCTCAATAAAGTTTTCATACACATGATGAGCAAAAGGCATGAACTTATTTTGTGCCTCGTCCCTGATGTCTAAAAGTTTTTTAGCCTCAGTAAGAGCGAGTATCTCTTTCAGGGCATCTTCTGGAAGAGCCTGTAGGTTCATTGTCTTCGTGAAAGTTTCACAGGTTGATAATAAGGAGCTATTCTAGGTCTTACAAAAACAGCTTCCGTATTAGTGTTTGGTTTAACACACGTCCAATTACCATTTACTTTTTTAGTTTCATATCCATCAGGGCAGGTAAAAGGTGGAGTATCCTCCTCTTCTTCATCAACTCCTTCAGCGGGAAGATCTTCACGATAATCAAAGTCTTCATCATCTAAAACTTCTTCCTCAACAGCCTCACCTAATAATGACGTATCTTGTTCTCTTTCTGGAAAATCTTCTGGCAATACAGAAGAGTCTATAAATTGTGTTGTTGGAATAGAAGCTATACCAGAAGTTGTCTGAGTTGAGGTTGTTCCTGTTGAACCCTGCATGGTTGATGTAGAAGGAGTAAAGGTACTACCCTCAATCGTCTGGTCAAGATTAACAACATCTCCAGCGGGAACTAAGCTTGTGCTAGGAACTCTAACTTCAGTTGATGGATCTTCTATAACGATCGTATTTAAACGAGGCTCTACCGCTGTTTCTTGTGTTGGAGTTGAAACAACTTCAGTTGTTGGAGCAACTATTACTTCGGTTGATGGTCCTTGGGCCGTGGATATAGGAGCACTCATTTCTGCTTCTGCTATATTTGCAATCTCAGTCATAGACAATCCAGTTTGATTCGCTACAGAAATCGCTGTATCCGCAGATAAGGCTCCAGTCTGAGCAACCTCTTGAGAAATTATATCTGTCGCTGTTAATGTAGCATTTAAACTACTTGCTATTGGGGCACCCATCGTTTGTTCAGCTAAAGCTGGACTAGATAAAGTTCGTGGGTCAACACCACTTTGACCAAAATTATCTAAACCCTGTCCTGGTATACCTTGTGAAGATTTTACTGGAGCACCCATCATTTGTTCCGCTAAAGCCGGCCCTGTAACAGGAGCAACTGATGGAGTCTGATCCACGTTTATAGTTGAATCAGTAGCAACCACTGGAGTAGAAAGAGAAGGAGGTGTAAAGTTCACACCAGTTCCAAGTTGCGACAACGAAGGAGCAACAAAGTTTGATCCAGTTTGTTGATTAACCACGGGCAACGAACCTACGTTGGTTTGTATCACAGGTGCACCAGAGGATGTTGTTTCTACCACAGGAGCTAGATCTAAGTTTATTCCTGGAAGAGATAATTGAGCTTGTTGTGTATCGCTCCTTGAAACTGGAGCACCCATAGTTTGTTCCGCTAAAGCTGGACCCGACAATGTAGCAACACCAGAGGATTGTACTTGTGGAGAACTCAACAACGCTGGCCCTGATGTATCCACCACAGGAGCTTGGTTAGTAACTGTTTGCACCACAGGAGCCGTTAACGTGCTGTCAAAGTTAGGTAAGGATGGAAGAGAGTTAATATTAGCTGCTTCTGTTACAGGGCTTACATCAAAACCAGATGTCGTATCTGATCCTACGTCTGTACCAAAACCAGATACTTGACTTACAGACTCTACATTAGGTGCTCCTTGTTGATTTGTCGTTGAACCTAAAATAGTGTTATCAAGAGTGGTGTTTGATCCTGTTAAGGTATTAATACCAGTACCCACTGAACCAGCGCCAGCACCAAGAACACCACCTACTTGTCCTTGTTCAAACGCTTCAGGCAAAGTTCTTAATACGTCAAAGTTTTCACCTCCAGATAAATTACCCGTAAGTTCTAGATTAGCTAGAGCCTCTGGACCAGCCTCCAAAAAACCTTCTTGAACAAATTCTTCTCCACCAGCAAGTGCACCTCCAATCACTGGAAGAGCAACTGTAGCTGCTGTGCCTTTTAATCCAACTTTTGCCAAGCCACTTGCTATTGCTTTATTTAATCCGCCCGTAGCTATCTTACCTGTAACCCCTCCACCAACGGCACCAACGGCACCGCCTGCAAGTGTAGCACCAGAGTCATACTTTGCCTGATTTAAAACGTCTTGTTTAGCAGCAGCATCAGAAAATGGCCCTTTATCAACGCCAGAGTTTATAGCGTTTTGTTCTGCTTCTTGAAAAGCTGGTAGATTTTGTAGTGTTCCATTTTTATAGGCGTTATTAATACCCTGCTCTATTCCTTGATTAATTTCACCAATCGTTTGTACAGCGCCCATTCCAGCTGCTAAATAAGGTCCTACACCAGGAATAAATGCTGGACCAATAGTCGTTGCTAAAGTAGGTGATGCAAACTGAGCTTTAGTAAGTAAACTACCGCCATCACCTAAAGATTTCTTAAGATCCTGATACTTTTCAGGATCTGATATAGCTAGTAGATCAAGGTTCTGTTCTTTATCTTTCACTTGTTCTTTGCTCATGTCCCTAAGTCTAGCTTCTAAAAAATCAGGGTTGTAAGCACTGCTATCAATTACACCAACTCGATCCAGTTGACCAAGGACATCCGCTCCGCCTTGTGTAAGTATACTTTGACTCTGATCTATCGCGGCATTTAAAAAAGGAGTGTTATCATATTTAGCTATTTGTTCCGGTGATAGTTTTACTTCTGGGACTTTCCCGTCATCAAGTATCCCTGCAATTTTCATACTTAACGGTAATGGCACATTAAAATTTGACTTCCCATCCACTGGTTGATTTCCAGTGATATTCATTCCAATATTAGCAAGAACATCTGCAGCCTTTTCTATAAACGGCCTGTTGTCCTCTGGACCTGGGGCGTCCACAACCTGTTCAACAAGAGCAGTAGCTAAATTAGGATCAACTTGCCCCGGTCCAAAACCAATCAAAGAAGTTGCACCCGTTTTATTAACAGAGGTTGAACCCGCATCAACAATTTCTTTAGGCGTAAGTCCCGCTGCAGTCTGCTTTGCAACTCCGCTAACCAACGCAGGAGCAAAAGATTCCGTTGTAACAGGACCCTTAACAGGCATGTCAACTACAGAAGTTGTTTTAG